GCAAACTGGACTACAATAGGTGCAGATTCAACAGACACACAAACTGCAAAGAACGCAGCTAATATTGAGTTTCCAGCGTCTGGTGGAACAAGCAATACTATTACACATGTATTTCTTGCAGACGCATCTAGCAGTGGTAACATACTTTTTGTTGGAGCTTTGGATGCAAGTAAGACGATAGCTAGTGGTGATATATTTAGAATTAACGCAAATAACTTAACAATAGAATTGAAATAATGGCACTTGTACTAAACGATAGAGTAAAAGAAACTACGACCACAACTGGTACTGGTACATTTAATTTAGCTGGTGCTGTAACTGGTTTTGAAACATTTGTTGCAGGAGTAGGTGATGGTAATACTACATATTATGCGATCACATTGCCTGGCACAGCGGAGTTTGAAGTTGGTCTTGGTACTATTACCGATGCCAGTCCAGATACTTTAGCTAGAACTACAATAATAAGCAGTTCTAATAGTGATAGTGCAGTAAATTTCAGTGCAGGTACAAAGACTATCTTTTGTACAATACCAGCATCAAAATCAGTATTTTTAGATGCTAGTGGTAATGCAACACTGGGTGCAGATTTGTCAGTGGGTGATGATTTAACAGTGTTAGGTGGTGTGATTGATTTTAAATCTAATAGTGGATCACCAGCTTCTTTAAAAATGTATTGTGAGTCTTCTAACGCTCACTTTCAAACATTACAACCACAGCCACATTCTGCTAGTGCAAGTAACACATTAAGACTTCCTAATAGTGGAGATAGTGGCACACAAGATTTAGTTGCTGTAGATATTACGCAAACACTTACAAATAAAAGTTTGACTGCTCCTACTATAACTGGCACTGCGACAATGGCTGATTTAGATATATCTGGAGATGTAGACGTAGATGGCACATTAGAAGCTGATGCAATTACAGTTAATGGAACAGCATTAAATACAGTTATTGCAGGTGTAACAGTAACAAATGCTACTAACGCAGCTCATGTAACAGTTACAGATAATGAAAGCACGAATGAAGAAAATTTAATTACATTTGTTGAAGATGCTACATCCAGTACTGGTAATGTTGGCTTAGAGATGGATGGTAACTTAACTTATAATCCAAGCACTGGTACAGTTACTGCTACAATATTTAAAGGTAACATAGATGCAGTAGATGGTGACTTTGATGGTACGTTAGAGGCAGATGCTATAACATTAAATGGAACAGCAGTTACAGCAACGGCAACTTTATCAACTGGTATATCTAATGGTAATGTATTAGTTGCAACAAGTGGTATAGCAGATAATGATTTTCTAAGAGTTGATGGTACAAGTATAGAGGGCAGAAGTGCCTCTGAAGTATTGTCTGATATAGGTGCAACAACTGCTTCGGCAGCAGCAGATGAGGCTACAGCTTTAGCAATAGCGTTAGGATAATAATATGGCAAATACATTTAAATTAATTACAAGAGATGTTGCTCCTGCTAGTGCAGGAACGCCAGAAACCCTTTATACAGTTCAGTCTGGAAGTACAATAATTGTGTTAGGATTAACATTAGCCAATGTGCATACAGCACAAGTTACAGGCACAGTTCAACTTGTAAGTACAACAACACAAACATCACAGACACAAAATACTACAGCTCATATTGTTAAGGACATACCAGTGCCAGTTGGTTCATCAGTTGAGATTATGGCTGGTAATAAAATAGTTTTAAATGTGGGAGATATAGTAAAGATAGATTGTTCTGTTGCAGATAAACTATCAGTAACCATGAGTTATATGGAGATCACATAATGCCGTATTTAGGTAATACAGCAGCAAATAGATTCGTAGCCAGTAAAGCAGCAACACAGTTTTCTGGTGATGGTTCTGAAACTGCATTTACATTAGACCATGCAGTAGGGTCTGATGAAGATATACTTGTATCTGTAGATGGTGTTATTCAAGAACCTTCTGTAGCTTATTCTGTAAGTGGTACTACACTTACATTTACTGCTGCACCATCAAGTAACTCAGGTAATAACATTTTTGTGTACTACTTATTTAGGACAGTAGGCACAGTAAGCCACCCTAGCAGCAATGCTTTGGAAGCCACTAGTGGTACGTTTAGCGATGCTGTTACCATAAACGATGGTGACGCAGGTTCAGTAACTGCTAATACAGTTGCTGATGAATTAGTGGTAGAATCGAGTGGTGCAGGTGGAGTATCTATTTTAACTCCTGACGCTTCTGATGCTAATTTATTCTTAGGTGGTCCGGGTGCAAACGCAGGTGCTATAGTAAGATGGAATGATAACTCTAATCTTATGAGTATAGGCACTAATAATACTGGTGGCACTATGGCTTTAAAAATAGGTGGGTTTACAGATGCTCTTACTATTGATGCTAGTGGTCATGTACTTAAACCACTTCAATCTGCTTTTTCTGTTGAACTTACGTCTGAAGCCGAAAACAAGACAGGTAATGGCACTGGATTTCAATTAGGTTCTTTAGGGAGTACAGAAAGATTTGATAGAAATGGTGATGTAAATAATTTTTTATTTACTGCACCTGTTACTGGATTATATTTAATAAGTATAATGATAATGTACGATGGTTTTGGTTCAGCAAGTAGTGGTTTTGCACAAATACAAACAAGTAATAGAATATATCAATGTGCATTATTTCACCCACAAAATTCTGCAAATGTTGGCGTTAATCATATGATTGTAGCAACATATTTATGTGATATGGATGCGAATGATACTGCACAACCTTTATTATATATCAGTGGTACTGGTAGTGATGCTGTAGACCTACAAGCAACAGAAACAAGAATGAGTGGAATATTAGTAGCATAAGGAGATTTTATGGCAGATCACAAAAAAACAATAACCTTAACTGATTTACAACAAAAGATATTATCTAATGATTTGTATAACGATACAGATAATGCAGGATTAGATGCTTGGTTAGATGATGCAATAACAGGTAAAATAAATAATTGTTGGAAACGTATGAGAACAGAGTGGACAACAAGATTAATGGATGATGAAAGTTTTACAGATCCTATACCTAGTAATCAAGCAGACTTTGTTGCATTAGTAACTTCAAGAAGTGATTATAAAACTAGAAAACAAAGAGATGATGAAAACCAAATTTAAAACACCAGAATTTCAAGGCACACATCTTTGGGATAGATTGTGTTGGGCAAAAGAAAAACTAGAGCCAGTTAGAACAGAATATTGTGTCGTATGGGAAGACCCAGATGATTTAGACGCACCAGCAAAAGTTACACACCCTGACCCAAATTGGATGGCTTGTGCATTACAGGGTGGAATATTACCACCAGTTGAGGTATACTGGGAGTTAGCAAAGGATGAAGCAAAGCCAGATTTTAAAAAACATACAAGAGGATATTTGTTACATAACACAAAACCAATAGAAGCAATGACAGAAGAAAGAGCTATAGAATATTTAATTATGAAAGATGTACCACAAAAGGTGTGGAGAAACTGGGATAAAGGCAACAAGCCTAGATTAGTTATATGTAGAAAAGAACAACTTCCTAGCACTAGAGTATGGCGAAATGCTTGGAAGATTAATGAAGAATTAACCATACAGAAAGATGATGTGGCTTAAATGGAAACAACAAACATAGTAGATAAAGATGGTAATACTATTGCAGCATCAGATGCAACT